CGTGAAACGGCTTCTAATTTTTGTGCAAATATTTTGTGATGATTACCTGCAATAAAGTCAGGCCATACTTTTTTTACAAAAGTAAGATAGGAGTCACGGGACTCCTCTGCAACTTTTATTTGTAATTCCCTTAATTGATATTTTAGTACATCTATTGGTATTTCAGAATTTTTCATAAAAAAGTTATATTTTACTCTGTGTATGTCTAAAACTCAAGACTAAAGACAACGGTCAGACTGACGGGGGTAATCTGGGTGGTAGGGGTGCAGAGGCACAAGATATGGTGTTTGAGATAGTTTGTAAGTACCTAATGTTGGTTTGGTCTTCTAAACCTGATGGATTTTACGCTGCTGGAAGCAGGTGCTTCCCTGGGCTGAAAGCATAAAAAAAGGGGGATAAGTTATCCCCCTCGCCAGATTCCCATAGGGAAATCGTTATATATTGTTAATTAAAGAGGCAACCTCGTAAACATTATTAACAACTGCATTGACATCATAAACAAGATTAAAGCTATTAATAACTTCATCTTGTAACGAACTGTGCTAATCGTTGCATAATTCTTTGACCCCAATCCTTTACATACTGAGGACAGTTAGGGTCAAGCACGATTGTTTCAACCTCACTCTCAAGAACTTTATACAAAGCTTTCCAATTAATATTATCGGTATGACCCTGTACTTGTATTGGCTCTTGGTTTGTATTAACAACAGTATTGTTGTTAGTAGTTCGCAAACCGAAAGTCTGTTCAAGTGTTGCGAGTCGTCTGTCTAAATCATTATCTGGCATATTGATTTCTCCTTTTCTATATTCTTTGTACTCCCATGTTATCTTATAGTCAAACACTTTATTACTTTTCTTTTATTACTTGACAACCACCCAAAGTACGCATGGTGCAACTTCTTATTATACTAGGGTAGGCAACCTTGCCTAACCCACAATGCAATGGACATTAAAAAAGGGCGATCTAGTCGCCCTTGCTATCGTGTTTGATAATACTCAGAACTACATAGCTATTCTAAAATCTGCTACTTCGTCAATCGTTGACTTCTTATTCTTCTTAACTGTGCTTTCCGATAAAGGCATAGCTTGTATCGTCTTATACTGCGTTGGCACTTTGCATTGATGATATGCAATCTCGCCAAGTTTCTCCTTGACAAGTTGTGTGTCAATCTTAGCACCCAATTTTTGGGTGACATGAATTGAGTAATCTCTCCCATGTAATAGGTTAGCGTTCTCGCCTGTCGCCAAGTCTATCATCAGTTGTCTATTAACTTTAATAAAGTCTGCTAGAACTTTCTGCATTGTTAACGCTCGACCATAAGCGTCTATGATAGCTTGTTTGTTTTTCTTGCTTACACTAGCGGGACTCTGTTGAGCCTTTTCTAGGACTTCTATTATACTAACTGCTTTTGACATTTTATATTCCTTTCGTCTTTCTAGTTAATAAGTCTTATATAATCCCATTCTATTAGAAGTCAATAGTTTATTTTAATTTATTTTCCACAGGAACTTCAGCAGAGTCCCGTGCCTCCAGCTCTTATACTATACTAGGTACAAGACCCATTCCTGCGATGCAATGGAATGGAAGCGGACGCAGCTACGGCGTCCAGGGAACAATCCCCCATATATCTAAGCTAGACAGCCAAGCAAATGCAATGAAGGTGACTGCCAGCACGTGCTGCGGGATTATAACTAATATTACTAGGTAAGCCAGGGCCGCCAATGCAATGTAATGGAGCATCAGCCTATCATCTCCTGCATCTGTGTCCAGGCTGCAGCGTCCTGGTTCACCTGCAGATGGGCACCGTCGCCCCAGTCCAGGTACCAGTATTCCAAGCGATGTAGTTCGCCGTGCTCGTTCACGTAGCCTCTGAGCTCGTCGCTCGGCCCGCCCCAGCTAAACTGCCAACGCCAATACCCTTCCTTCTGGTTCTCCCACGTATGCGGAGCGACATAGTCAAAGCCAAGCGCTTCGTACTCAGGGTTCTTCAGGTCTTCCTGCCTCTCCCGCCACTGTTCTTTTACCAGCTCAGCGCAGGTAGGCTCCTTCTTTAATACTGTTACAGTCTCTGTCATCTTGTTCCTTTCTAATGGGGTCAATGTCTATCCAACTAGGACACGTTATCACCAACCCCTTTTTAGTTGTGGCCGTTTGCAAAACTTCTAAACGGATTCAGTAGCCACAGGTATGATAACTTATCCTATCCCTACGTAATACTTGACCCATCTTTCAGGGGGTAGTGTAGCGGCTTTGCCTTCAGAGCTCGTTATCATAGTATGTATATAGTCCCATTCTTTTCCATAGTCAAGAGCAAAAGAAAACTTTTTTTCACCACACGAACTTCAGCAGCTGCAGGTGCAGCTCCTGACTACTACTATAGTACCACGGGCGACCGAGCTTCGGCAATGCAATGGAGGTGACGCATCCTGCTTCCTGGGACGCTGCACCAGCTCTTGGTAACTAGATGGTACGAAAACCCCAGTCTTTCTGCCAATGGAAATGAAACAGGAGTTACACATCAGCGTCAGCTGCGGGGGACGCTGGTAACTATACTACTAGGAACGGCAGTTCTCTGCCAATGGACAATGGAAATGGAACTTACCACACGAGCTTCCTGGCTGGGACGCTGCGTGACTCCCACTATATTATATACTGGGCTTGACGCTTGGTGGCAATGGGGAATGGAGAAGGATGCGCTGCACCTGCTGCCAGGGCTGCGGGCCCTGAAGCATGTTAATACACCAATGGGGCTCGGGTAGCTTGGCAATGGAGCCAATGGAGCGAACCACGGAACCTGGAAAGATATACAGTAAGCTGTGGCCAGGGGTAGTGGCCATAATAAAATTGCGTCCACCCTTTAAACTATGGCTAAAGTTCCACGCTATTTGAAAGGGGCTGAGTTTTATTCTATTACTCGTAATTACTTTTAATTCTACCCAAACGCTTATGCCATCTTTGATTCCATAAACATCTGGAACGCCTTGTGAAGCCCAGTTTTCAAACCTAGTCCAATGAATATCTTTTAAGTTTTCTTTAATAAGTTTCCAAAACTTACTCTCTGGTTTCACAAAAAAGTAAACATAATAAATAAAGCAAGAACAACATAAATGAAAATCTTTCCACCTCCTAACATAACTAAAGTTAGCATAGATAAAAAAGTTCCTGATTCATAAGTAGTTGCTAATTCGTCATGGTCTTCTATATCTACTGTTTGATGATACTTTTTCACAACTGATCCTTTCCCTTAATTGCTATACGTCTATTACTTGCTAGCCAACCAATGACACCTTCGTTAGCTTGATTGTGAATATGAAGCCATACATAACTAATTGGCTTTGGTTTAATTCCTAATAATCTTTTTAATAATCTAATCATACTAACCTATTTTCCGCTTCTTGTTTTTCTTTAAACTGCCAACATTCTTGTTCAACTTCTTTTTTTAATTTTCTAATCTCTAGCTCCAAATCTTTAATTTTGCCTAGAACAGCAAGTAAATCATGTGCTATATCAAATTTAGTTTTCATACTTTCTCCAATTCTACTTTTGTTTCTGTATCCTCAGTACGAGTATCAGATGGTATTAAAGTTAACTCAGCTATCTTATTAATAGCATCTTGCACATCTTTACCTTCTACGTTTTTGTAAACGTCCTCTGTAAGATAACTTTGTCTTATAGTATATTTAGGCATAACTTCCTCTCTTTCTTTGCCGAAGGGAACTAGCTCGGCTACTAGAGAACAAATGAATAAACAATGAAATTGTTCTAAAACCTATTTAGTCCCATTGTATTTTATAGTCAAGACTTATTATCAATTTGTTTCATATCTTTAAGTTCTTCAAAATCTGCTGTGATACTATATTGTTCTTTCAAGTCCTGTAGTTTCTTTTCTACTTCTTCTCTGTTCATTGAATCAATCGTGCCTGTAAGAATTTCTTTTTTATCTACATACAAACCAGCTATCTGTCCTCTCCTGGTTTCTGCAGCTACGGCAGCGTTCCAATTCCCTGACTCAGACGCTTTATCTCTAATGCGTGCCAATGTAGATAATGAACGTTCTTGCGTACACTTATATCTTTCAACAATAGCTCGCCTCTCGGATTCAATAGCTTTTGCAACCAAAGGATATTTTTCAGGATGCTGCAGCTCGCTAGCTCTTACAACTGCTGAATCTTTTGCGTACCCAGCCTGAATCGCACAATGCGTAGCAGTATGCAAACCTTCAGAATGAACTAATAATAATGCAAACTTACGTTGTTTTCCTGTTATTTTAGGAT